GGTTAAGGAGGATTCATCTATGGCGATGAAGACTATCAAACTCGATGGCGTCGAGTACCAAGCGGAAGCTGAGGTACTTACTGCGTTGTCGAAAGAAACACAAAGAGCTGATAATGCAGAAGCTCAGGTAAAAAATCTGGACATTTTAAAATCAACTCTCGAAGGCGAGCGAGATTCTCTTAAAGAGACCCTCGACTCGAAGAACAAAGAGATCGACAAGCTCAAGGCAGATTCTCTCGATCCGAAAAGGGTGGAAGATGCTGTTAAGAAGCGACTCGTTCTACTCGATGCAGCTCGTTTAGCTAACGTCGAGATAACTGACAATTCTACCGAAGACGATATTCGTAAAGGTGTAATCTTGTCTGTTTATCCAAACGCTAAGCTCGATGGCAAAGACACAGCTTATGTAGAAGCTCGGTTTGATGCCGCTTTGGAAGACCTTGCGAACAAGCAGGATTCTGCCAATCGTGCGCTCTTAGGTGGTGAAACCCTTCCCGAGAAAGATATGCACAATGACGGGAAGCGCACCATTATTGTGGACTCAAAGAAAGCACGCGAGAAAATGATTCAGTCTCTGACTGAAGATTCTCGAAAGTAAGGAGGTAGACATGGGCGCTTATGGTAATATGGATCCTGCTCTTGCTGGGTTGCAGCACGGACTGGATCCCGACATCGAAACGGGAATTGCTCAGGAAGAGATTGCTTATGGTGAAGCAGTTTTTGGTCATCAGGGAACGGAAGAGAAGGTTTATGCGGCTCACATCGATCGTGCAACACTAACCCTCGACGCTGATCTCGTAACCGGAAATACGATCACCACGACGATCAACGGTATTGTCGTAGCTACGGTGTTCGCTACGAGTCACGCTGCAACTATGACCGCACACATCGCGGCAATCAATGCTAAGGCAGAGCTGATCGCACTTGGAATCAGCGCAGAAGCAGGAAGTACAAACAGGATTATCGTTCTCAAAGGTAAGGGGCTCGACCTTGCAGCAGCTTCAGTTGTCACCGGTGGCGCTTCTCAGGCAGGGTCGACAACTGCTTATGATACCTGGGCAACCTTTCTTGGTATTGCTCTTTTTCATCAGTGTGGTGGGGAAGATTATGGTGCTGGAAACGGCGCATATCAGCAAGACCAGGAGATCAATATTCTCCGTTCAGGAACGGCTTGGGCTGTAGTAGCAGCTGCTGTCCTTGACAAAGAGGCGGCTTACGTAATCTTAGCCACAGGAGCCACACAGGGGCAGTTTACGAATGTCGCAGGCACCAACAATTATCTTTGTGGTGGCTATTTCCGCAGTAACAGACTTAATGGGCTTGCAATTTTTGAAGCTCGTGGTCTGAAGTAAGGAGGTCTATTGTGAGCGGAGATATTTTTCACCTGGATGCTGGTGAATCGGCATTCTTCAAAAGAGAGCTCGAGTATGTAAAGGCAAGGTCATACAACACTAAGTACAAAGAGCTCAAAGCATTTCGCTTGTTCCCAGTCTCTACGGAAGTAAATGCAGGGGCAACTGAGATCACGTATCGAAAGTACACGAATGTAGGTGTGGCGAAAATAATCGCCGACTATGCTCATGACTTTCCTCGTGTAGATTGTTTTGGAGAAGAGGTTACACGTAAGATCAAAGGTATCGGTGATAGCTACGGCTATTCTATAAAAGAGATTCGTAGCTCTCAGATGACTGGCAAGCGTCTCGATCAGCAACGCGCTGAAGCTGCCCGCAGGGCCTCTGACGAAACGATCAATACGGTTGCCTTTAATGGTCATGTGAATTCCAACATCCCTGGTTTTATCAATTATCCTGGAATCACGGAATACACAATTCCAGCAGATGGAACGGGTAGTTCTAAGCTCTGGTCAACGAAAACTCCTGACCAAATCATTCGTGATCTGACGGGTATGATCAACGCAGTCGTTGAGCCTACAAATGGTAGAGAAGCTCCTGATACATTGCTCCTCCCAATTCAGCAATATCTTTTTCTCGCAAATACGAGGATGTCTGGAACTACCGACAAAACCATTCTTCGTTATTTCCTTGATAATAATCCATATATCAAAACGGTGGATTGGGTTGTTGAGTTGAATGGGGCAGGTGTAGGTGCAGCTGATAGAATGATGGTGTATGCAAAAGACGACATGCATCTGACATTAGAGATTCCCCAACCCTACGAACAGTTTGATCCTCAACAGAAGGGGATGGAGTTTGAGATTCCTTGTCATGCTGAAACTGCCGGCGTAATTGTTTATTACGTCGCCTCCGTTGCGTTTGGTGACGGTCTTTAAGAAGATGACCTGAAAGATTAACAATCTTTCAGGTCTCTTGTATTTCTTATATTATGAGGAGCCTTATATGTTGGTAAAGTGGAATGGAGATGGTCTTAAAATGATTCCTATAATTCCAAGTCAAGTAAAAAGTGATGAAGGACGACCTCTTCCCGTACTTTCAAATATCAAACTTCTTCCTGGTGTGAATCAAATTGACGACAGGAACTGGGAGTCTGCTAAAGACCACGTCAAACTCGATCTTGAACTTGGAAGACTTGTAGAGATTAAGGAAAAGGGTAAAGAAGAAGGCGGGAAAACAATTACTGTTACGTTATTCAAAGATCTTCCAGCACCTAAAGCGCGTGCAATAATTAAGACTGTTACGAATGTAGCCAATCTACAGGACTGGCTCGAAAATGAAGATCGCCCCGATATACGCGCAGCTCTACAAAATCGACTCGATTTTATTCTCAAGGGGCAGCCCCAAGAAATTAAGGAAGAGAGATGAGTTTATCACCTATCCAGATCGTAACAGCTATTTGTCCCAACCTCTCTGCCAGTCCAAGTTGTGATGTCTTTATAGAGATGGCTGAAACTGAACTGGATAGGTGCTTTTTTGGAACTCTCTGGGCTCGTGCGGTTGCGCTTAAAGCGTCTCATATGTTTGTACTCAGCCAACGTTCGTTAGGCGAATCAGGTTCGGTGAGTTCCAAAAGTGAAGGACATCTTAGTCTATCTTTTAGTAGCAACGTGGGTTCTGATGACCTTGATCAAACTTCTTATGGAAAAGAATTGCAGTCTTTGATTGCAAAGTCGGGTGCATCCGTGTCAGTTGTTGGTGGAGATTCCTATTTAGGAGAATGTACATGATCGTAACTTTGAAACATACATCGAATCAGGTATTTGTTATAGCATCTGGAGATATTGTGAGTCTTAAACCAGGAGAAAACGATATTAGTGATTCTACATGGCGTGCAATTATAGATCTTCCTTGGGGAAGAAGACTTCGCGAAACAGGTATTCTCTGTACCAGCACTTCTACGGAAGCTACTTTATCTGAACTAGAAGAAAAAAAAGTGAGGCGAAAGAAAACAGGTATGATAGGGGGGAAAGATGAATGAGTAAAAAGGTCATCGTTATAGATAATCGAAAAGTCCTCGATAAAATACTTAATCAGATGCACATACTTGGTAAAAATGTTGTTGAGGTAGGCTGTTTAGAAGGCGAACCCTCTCCAGATAAGTCACTTCCTTTAGCCGCTATTGCAGCCGTCCATGAATATGGTGCCATCATTAAAAATGGGTTTGGAAAAAACATAACCATACATATTCCAGAGCGTTCTTTCTTACGAAGATGGACTATTACAAAGAAATCATCTATCAATCAAAAGATTCTATCCATGGTACGAGCTGTAGCGGGAGGCGTCTATACAGCATCTATAGCATTGAAACTTCTCGGTGAGTTTGGGCAAGGTGGTGTTAAAGAAAGTCTCCTTACTTTGAAAGTTCCTCCTCTTAAACCTGCAACAGTTCGTAAGAAGGGGTCTTCTAAACTTCTTATTGATAAGGCTATTCTTCTTAACGGTGTTCGTTATCGGATAGTTCCAATAAAGGCTATAAAATGAGTTTATTTAAACCTTTTACTTTGCTCGTTCAACGATCGACAGGTTCCTACGTTGAGGGTGAGTGGGTGGTTGCTGCAGATAAAACATTTTACATAGCGTGCTCTGTACAGCCTATTACAGGAGAGAGACTTAAAACTCTTAGAGAGGGAAAAAGAATAGCAGCAGCAAATGATATTTTTACAGATATGAAATTACGTCCTGCAGATCCTTTGACAGGAACACCCGGAGATATCGTTACGTACGATGGTTATAAATGGGAAGTGATCGAAGTACATCCCTGGCAAAACGGTCTTATCTCTCACTACGCTTGTGTTGTCTCTCGACAAAAGGAAATCGTTACAGAGGAGATAGTATAATGAAACCTGTAGAGTTTCGTAAAGCCATACAGAAATGGGCCGAAGAACAGCTTAATCCTCTTTCTACACCCCATACGGTTTTGGTCATTCGAGCTTTTGGAGAAGGTGTACGTCCTAATTCTCCCTATGTAACTTATCATATAATGACTAATACAAAACTTGGAGGTACTGCTTATCAATCAGGTATTACTAATATAGACGAAGCAACACCGAACGGAGTACAGAATGTTCGTTGGGATGAAGATATTGTTGTTAGCTTCCAAAGCTATGGTCTCGGCTCGGAAAACTTTTTGAAGATTTTAAGATCGTCTTTAGAAAAAACGAGCGTTTTGGATTATTTTGATAGACAAGATATTGTCATTCGTTCATCTGAAGCAATTCAAGATATTTCTGAAATACTTGACGATACTGCTGAGCCAAGGTGGTCCTGGGATGTCACGTTTGGAATTGGTGAGTATGTCCAAGATTCTCCGGGTTATATTTTGGACGTCGACTATGAGGGAGAATACGAACCTGCTGTATGAGGTTTGTGTATATACAAGATAGGAGGTTTTGAATATGGGTGACATAGATCGGATTGTACAAGTCACAATTTCTAGACAAACTGTTGTACCTAGTATGGCAAGTTTTAATGACGTACTTATAGCGGCGGAGTTTTTGGCTTCGTCCGTTATACCCCCGATGAGTGCATCAGAACGTATTAGAGAATATGGGAGCATTGCAGAAGTTGCGGCCGCAGGATTTTCCACAAGCAGCTTTGTATATCGGGCGGCATCGAAAATATTTAGCCAAAATCCTAGAATATCCCGCGTTTTTGTAGGACGAAAGAAAACGGGCGTAGACGGAACGGAAACGTGGGACGTGGCTTTAGCTGCCATGGCTATAGAGAATCCAAACTGGTATGGCCTTGTTGTAGAAACGCGAACAGAAGCAGATCAACAAGTTGTCGCAACTTGGGTGGAAACGCAAACACGCCTTTGTATCTTAGCTTCTGCTGATGCTGATATTGTGGATGCAGCAAGTGGGGACATTGCCGATTATTTGAAAACCAATAACATTGAGCGCACTGCGGTAATTTACCACCCCGGTGCTGGGGATGTAACAGAGGAACCTTGTCCTGACGCGGCTTGGTTTGGAAAAATGTTCTCGAAAGACCCCGGCAGTGCTACATGGGCGTTTAAAACGCTGACCGGTGTATCTACATACGCATTGACCACGGCACAAGTTAATCGAGCGAAGGGAAAAAACGCAAATATATACACGTCTGTAAGTGATGTTGCTATTACTGAGGCTGGTACCGTGGGATCGGGAGAATTCCTTGATGTGATGCACGGAATTGATTGGCTTACCGCCCGAATTCAGCAGAGAGTTTTTACCGTACTTGTCCAACAAGATAAAATTCCCTACACCGATGCGGGCGTCCAATCGGTGGTTGGTGAATTAAAAGCGGCACTTCAAGAAGCAGTAGACATCAATCTAATTGCGAGCTACGAGGTAGATTACCCGTTAGTGGCTGACGTAGCCCCAGCAAGTAAAGCAGCACGCATTCTCCCGGATGTAACGTTTACTGCAATATTGTCGGGGGCTGTCCACAAAGTAGAAATCGCTGGCGTGGTTACGCTGTAAATAAGGAGGTGGTGAAATGGCGAACGGATTTGTAAAGACGTATGACCCAAAAAAGGTTATCGTAACTTTCGGCGGCGTACCTTTAACTGGTTTTGCCGATGGTACTTTTGTTTCAGTGACAGCACCGACAGATCGTTTTTCAAAAAAAGTAGGTGCAGATGGAGAGGTAGCTAGAACACGGTCGAATGATGATACCCACGAAGTTACTTTAACGCTGATACAAACATCATTAAGTAACAGTTACCTTTCTTCTATTGCCGCAATAGACAAGGTTTCCAACTTGGGTATCCGCCCTTTGACCATTACCGATCTATCCGGTGGTACGATTTTCTTTTGGCCTCAAGCGTGGATTCGGAAAACACCCGACACTGATTTTGCTAAAGAAAGTGGTGATCGCGCTTGGGTATTTGATACGGGGCAATCAATAGAAGAAAGCGTCAATGGAGACTTTTTACCCGGTTAATAAAATATTAGGGGGTATAAATAGCGATATCCCTAATATTCTAAAGGAGGCGGCTATATGTATGAACCGAAAAGTAGAGAAATAAACGGAATCAAGTTTAAAATAGTCCCTTTTCCTAGTTTGGAAGCTCTAAGAATAAAGGCGACGTTAGCGAAACTAATTGTACCTTCATTAGGCGCTATTTTTGGCGATGTAATAAAAGCGGCAGGAAAAGAAAAAGCGCTAGATACAGAAATCGACTTTTCTAATTTACCTTCGATATTGGAAAGCACGTTATCTAAACTTGACGAAGACTCTTTTATCAATTTAATACAACGTTTGCTAAAAGGGGTGTCCGCAGAGATAGAATCAAAAAACGAAAAAATATGGGTAACTTTTGATTCAACGAATTCCATGTCTTTCTCTGCTAACATGGATTTAGTATTTCAGGGAAAATTATTTACTATTTATCCAGTATTAGCTTTTGTTTGGGAGGTAAACTTTCCCGATTTTTTCGAACGGATGGCGGATATTGGAAACCGGCTAAAAATAACTATGTCGAAAATGTCCGCCGAAAGCGTCAACAAGAACTTGAAAAAATCGGAGAGGTCGGAACGCTCAGCGAAGAGCTAGAAGATGAATGGTTGTTGTGGAGAATATGGCTCACAGGATTAGCAAGCTTGAGGGAACTAAAAGAAGATTGGACATACGTCGAGTTATTGAAAGGTAATGCAGTTTTGGATATGAGAGATGCCTATGAAACGGCACTGTTGCCAGAAATAGAAGGGTGATATGGGCATTACAGTACGGGAATTAGTTACGAAACTCGGTTTTCAAATAGATGAAACCGGTGTACGTAATTATGAAAAGACAGTGCAAGGCCTTATAAACTTTGCTAAAGGGGCGGCAGTTGCCGCGGTGGGTGCTGGAACTGCGTTTATTAAATTAGCGGGGGATTCCGAGCAGACTAAAGTAGCGTTTGAGACGATGTTAGGCTCTGCGGAAGCCGCAGCTGGAATGATTAGCGCTCTAAGAAAAGAAGCGATGATCACTCCTTATTCAGAAGAAGCTCTAATCCAAGGTTCTAAATTATTTTTGAACTTCGGTATGTCTGCTCAAGACGTTATACCTACCATGAGGATGGTTTCAGAAATTGCGTCTGGTGATGAAAATAAATTACATGCTCTGTCTCTAGCATTAGCACAAGCAAGCTCTGCCGGTCGTTTAATGGGGCAAGATTTGTTACAAATGATCAATGCTGGTTTTAATCCATTACAAGAAATCAGTCGCACTACTGGTGTTAGTTTGGCAGTATTAAAAAAACGAATGGAAGCAGGGCAAATTAGTATAGAAATGGTGACCGATGCATTTAAAACGGCTACTAGTGCGGGTGGCCGATTCTATGAAATGAATAAAAAACAATCACAAACATTTATGGGACGTTTATCCACTTTTTTGGACTACTTACGCAACATCGGACGCGAAATTGGAGAAGCATTATTACCTATAGCAGGGGAAGCACTAGAAGAGTTTTCTGCGTGGCTCGAAGTAAACAAAGAATGGATTAAACAAGACCTAGCGTCCTTTTTTAAAGATTTATTTTTGATAATAAAAGATTTAGTAAAAATATTGTTACAGGTCTTACCAGTAGCTATGAAAGTTTTAAAGTTTATTTGGGATATGAAAGAAGTTATTCTTCCCCTAATTGTAGGGCTAAAAGCTTGGGCATTAGTACAAGGAATTCTTAATACTGTTATGAGTGCTAATCCTTTAGGCGCTATTGTCACGGGTATTTTAATTTTGGTTGGTGTAATTTGGTGGGCCGTAAAGAATTGGGAAAAAGTTAAAAAGTTTTTTGTTGGCCTTTGGGATGGAATAAAAAGGGGGGTGACCAATGGAGCAAAGGCTCTTTGGGATTTCGCTAAATCCCCAATAGGCAAGGCTTTGATGGCCGTGTTTGCACCTATGTTTCAATTACCTACTCTGATTGCTCAAAATTGGCAGGGGGTTACTTCATTTTTTGCCGGTATTTGGAAAAGCATTGCT